GGAGATGAAGGCAAGTCGACTAACCCTGCTCAACCAGTATTTGCCTTTTTATGTATAGATAAATATAATTAAGCATATGAATATTGAGAAATCTCTTTGGTCTTCTAATGGCGACGACATTACACTGTCGATCCCATTCACCAAAGTTAACCGTGAAAAAAGAACAGTCTCAGGATTTGCAACATTAGACAATGTTGATCAAACTGGAGATGTAGTTACAGCTGAAGCAAGTTTGAAAGCATTTGAAAATTTCCGTGGAAATCTTCGTGAGATGCATCAACCAGTTGCAGTAGGCAAAGTTGTTTCTTTTAAAGGAGAAACATATTATGATCCAGCAACAAAAGAATTTTTTAACGGAGTTTATGTAGACGCTTATATTTCAAAGGGCGCACAGGATACTTGGGAGAAAGTTTTAGACGGAACTCTTCAAGGATTTTCAATAGGCGGAAAAATTATTGATTCAGAAAATGAAGTTAATAAAGCAACAGGTAAGAGTGTAAGATTTATTAAAGATTATTCATTGATGGAACTTTCCATTGTTGACTCACCAGCAAACGAGCTCTGCAATATTTTGTCTATTTCGAAAAGAAATGGTCAGCTAGTATTTAAAGGAATGGCAGCAGAGATCGCAACTGAAAATATTTTTTATTGTGCAGAAAGCGATTCAGTATTCATCTCAACAGATGCATCTTATGATTCCCCAGTTACAGGAAAGCCTGCAACACTAATTGGATGGGTAGAGTCAAACGATGTTAACAAAGCAAAAGAAATAGATAAGATTCTTGGTTTACATAAAAAATCAAGATTGTCCATGCCTGAAACACAAATTGCAAAACAGGCAGACATAGAAGGAGGTAAAGAAGTGTCAGATAATACAGAAAACGTAGTTGCAGAAGATGCAGTAGCACCAGAAGCAACCGTAGAAGACACAGCAGTAGTTGCTCCCGTAGAGGAAGCACCAGCTGTTGAAGAAGCTCCTGCAGATGCAGTAGCAGACGCTTCTGCCGAAGTTCTAGAAAAAGCAGCCGACGTATCAGAAGTTATGGTTGATGAACCTGATTTTGCAAAGATGCTAGTCGATCTTAAGGGCTTTTTCTCAGACACACTAAATAAGGCTTCAGAAGCTAATGCCGCACAAGTTACAGCTATTAAAGATACAGTTGAGACTTTCAGCAAGAGCGTAGATGTTCGAATTTCAGAATTGGCAGAGCAACACTCAGCACTTTCAAGTGCTGTACAAGACATCAAGAACACGATTGATGGTGTAGAAAAGCGTGTCGACGCAGTAGAATCAGAGACTGCAATTAAGAAGTCCTCAGACCTTGGCGGGTCTCAGGAAGTAACAATCAAGAAATCAAAGTGGAACGGTTCTTTCCTCGGTTCCGTAAACGAAATTTTTAACTAAAAAAAGGTAGGTGAAATATAAATGAGCAATGAAACATTAGAAAAAGCAATTGCAGCAGGTACAACTGCTACAGCAGGCTTTGCATCCACTACAGGTGGAACTGGAGTACACCGTGCTTCCGAAAACGGAAACGGCGGTCTACTTAACGCAGAACAATCAGCTCGCTTTCTAGACTACATGTTCGACGCAACCGTAATTGGTAAGGTCGCCCGTACAGTCAGAATGAGAGCAGATACAACCGAGATTGATCGTATGTCAGTCGGCGAGAAGCTTATGAAGCTCGCAACTGAAGGAGACGATACTGCAGCTAATAGCGCAGTAACTTTCTCAAAGATCTCTCTTACAACTAAGAAGCTTCGTCTAGATTGGGAACTTTCAAGTGAGTCTCTAGAAGACAATATTGAAGGTGCTGATCTTGAAGATCATATTGCCAGACTTATGGCAACACAGGCAGGTAATGATATTGAGGATGTAGTTCTTAACGGAAATACAGCTCTTTCATCAGATAACTTGTACAAGGCATTTGACGGTGTAGTAAAGAAGGCTAAGACTTCAGGTCGTGTAGTTGATGCAGCAGGAGCTAATATCTCCCGTGCAGTATTCAACTCAGCACTTAAGGCTTTGCCACGTAAGTACAAGCAACGTCGTTCTGACCTTAGATTCCTTTCAGGTTCAAACTTGATTCAGGATTATCTATACACAGCATCACTACTTGGTGCAGACGGATCAGCTAACCCACAAGATATCGCTTCAAGCGTTATCCGTGGACAAGGCGTACAGCCTCTAGGCGGTCCAGCAGGATATGTGGCACCATTCGCATTCGGTATTCCGATTGTTGAAGTTCCACTACTTCCAGAAGCACAGACTGGTGATCACTCAGGAGCATCAGGATCACACGGAGACGTACACTTGACATTCCCAAATAACGTAGTTATTGGTATCAAGCGTGACGTAACTGTTTACCGCTTCTTCTGGCCAAAGAAGGACTCAATAGAGTACACAATGTTTACTCGTGTTGGTGTCCAGATTGAACAAGCAGACGCTTGGGTAGTCGTGAAGAACGTTAAGGTCGCTTCCTAATTATTAGGATTTAGATCCCATTGAAGGCCCCCTAAATTAATTTTTGGGGGGCTTTTCATTTTAATTTAGTAATGCTATAATTGATTTGAGTAGAATGAGGAGATTATTATGTCATTTGAGACATTAAAGATATCTGAGATTAAAAAGATTGCAGAAGACTTTGCAGTTGAAACAGAGGGCTTAAAAAATAAAGCCGACATTATCGCAGCTCTTGCCGAAGAGGGCGTTACTTGGTCTGTATATAGCAAGACCATTAAGCAAATTGAAGAGGAATCAGAAAACATGGACACAGAGGTATTACCTAAGTTTGATCCAAAAGCAGAACAACCAGAAAACACAGTATTGGTCAGAATGACCAGAGACAATTTTAGATATGATATTATGGGGGTTACTTTTACAAAAGAGCATCCATTCGTAGCAATGAGCAGAGATGACGCTCAAGAAATTTTTGACAAGGAGGACGGTTTTAGATTAGCAACTCCAAAAGAAGTTCAGGAGTATTACAACTAATTTAATACCTACACTATGGAAATTTATGTAGGATCGACAGCACCAATAAAGCATAAAATTTATTGGAGGGGTGAAGAGCAAGACTCTGACAATCCGCCAATAGTAACAGTTTATGATATAACAAAAGACCCAATAAACCCTATTTCGGTAACAAATCTTCAAGCTACACTTACATCAGAAAAGCTTGAAACAGAAGTTGGGGTATACCAAGTCTTTCTTCCTACTTCCTTAGTTTTAAGAACAAAAGAATTAAAACTTATATGGTCATATACAATAACTGGACTATCTCAAACAAGAGAGCATAACCTTTATGTAGTAAAGCCGTATACCGATTTAGAGCAGACCAGAGAAGAGATGGAACTTGGCGGAGATAGATCTGACCCTAATTATAAATCTTATTCTCAATTAGTATTAGCGGAAAGATATGCCCGTAAAGTTATTGAAAATCATACTGGACAAAGGTTTTATCTATATGATGAGACTCATTTAGTTCACGGTTCAGATTCAGATACATTAATGTTAAACGCCAAGATTTCTCAATTACACCGCCTATACGTAAACGACTCTTTACTGGTAGACAACTTGGCCAGCCCAGTGATTAATAATCTAAGTAGCGCATTAAACCTTACAGAAACTAGATTTGGTATAAGAATAGATAGAAGTTCAGTTTTAGATAATACTGTTTACACTGCAAACGGTATGGTGCCGCCTAGCATTTATGAAAGCTCATCGGTTTTCAGACAAGGAAACAGATACCAGGTTTACGCAAGATTTGGATACGATAATGTTCCCGACGATGTTGAGTTGGCATGTATAGAACTAATGAAAGACTATTTTTCAAAGGATTTAACATGGAGAAACAAGTATATAAAGAAGATTTCTACATTTGACTGGGACTTTGAGTATTCAGGTGGAGTATCCTCTGGAACTGGTAATCTATATGCAGATCAGCTGCTAGCAGACTATGTAGTTTCTCAGGTGATGTTACTGTAATGAACAACCTTGTTGATTCAGTATTATCAATGAGACTTGATGTTTACAGACAATCTGACGCTCAAGATCCAGACACTGGTGCTATAAAAAAAGACTGGAACTATTATAAAACAATTAGTTGCCATGCTAAAGGCGTGATTAGCAACTCCGCAACAACAAGATCCAGCGACAAGCAAATATTTGACAACAAGTATACAAATGATCAAATCATTCAGGTAAGAACTATAGATAGATTAATAACCAGAGAAAAGGTTACTAACATCTGCGATCAAGAAGGCAATCCAATTTGGACAGAAATTAATTTTCCAACAGAGACACCTACTGTATTTGAAGTTATGGGAACTACACCAGTTACAGATCCATTCGGCAGAGTAATCGGATATAACTCATCTATGAAGAGATCGGAGAACCAGAAAATTGGACAATAGCAATCTACTAGTTCAGGCTTCAAGCGGTCTTGAAAGACTTATGTATGAAAACCGTAAGGGTGTATTAAAAGATAGTACGGTTGCCCAGGTCTCTGCATACGTTTATTATAGTGCTGCTGTTATATCAAAACTCACAACTAATAAACAATTTAAGCATGCATTCACAACGGTTATGTTTGATCAGATAGATAAAGACTTTGGAGAGTACATTGACGCTCTTGCAAGAACAAGGCCTAAATCATTGCACCATGTTTATGAGTGGAAAAAGACTGGCAATAAGTCAGCAAGGTTATTTAAGCTAAATAAGATATCTGAAGAAGGATTGTCATTTAGAGTAAACTACGAATTTAAACCATCCAGATCAATCGTTCCATCTAAAGGCGGCAAACGCAGACACATGTTTATAAACAAGGCTGAGGTAATGGAAAGAGGAACGCCATTAGTTATAAGACCTAAGAACGCAGAAAGATTAGTTTTTGAATATGATGGAGAAGTAGTGTTTATGCCAAAAGGAGTAGCGGTTACTGTTAAGCGACCTGGAGGATCATCCGCAAGAAATCAGTTTGGATTAGCACACTCTAGATTCTTTAGTGGTCAATTGGTAAACTCATCTATTAAAAAATCTGGTTTTCAAAGACTGTTTAACTCAAGCATGACAAAAGCTTTGAGCGTTCCTTCAAGTATAAAGAAGGTTCAGTATAGCTTTACCCCAAATACAATTAGGGCACAGGCGGACTCAGAATTATCACTAGCCTTTGGAGGTGCTCTATGACAGCAAATTATAAATTAGACGCTATGTTGGAACTTAGAAAATATCTTTGGAATCAGCTTTATACAAGAAACATATTTGATGAAACCGATTATTGGAGCGATAATCTAAATGAGAATATCATCCCTATTATTCCAGTTCAGCAGGCGGCTGAAATGAATCAGTTCTTGAGTGGAAAAAAACATATTGTCTATGACAAGATTGGCATGTCCTACGAGGACAATTGGCTAATATGTTGTGAGCAAATATTATTTACATTATACTCAACAGACATATCAGAAATTAATGAAATTCGAAACTATATGACCGATGAATTTAGAAGAATGGACGAGTCCGCAAGAGATATAAATAAATGGGACGACCTATCAGATAAATTTAAATTCCATAGTGTATGGGTGGCCGATATATCCCCAACGGCGCCTTCTGAGGAGCTACAGGGCTTCTTTTCGGCAGAGGTCATACTGGAAATAAAGTATTCTAGGATAACAGATCGTCAGGGCAGGTTCCTCTAGGGGTTTGCCTTTTTACTCAAAATACAATAAACTTGTACCAAGAGGAAAGGCCTAGCCAGCCGAGATTTTAAGATTTAAAATTTAACAACTTAATATTTAAAGAATTCCAGGAGGTGGAAACACAATATGGCACAAAACGCAGGTAATGCTAAAAACATTCTCGTAGGTGCATCTCCGTTGTTTATTTCAAACATTGATTCAACAACATCAGGATACGCTACATACGAAAACTCAGAACCAGGTACAACCAACGCATCAGCATTTGCAACAGGCGTATCTTATACAGATACTCTTAACAGCAAAGACTCTGGTACTTTCTATTACAGAAACGTAGGTTTTACAAATAACGGTCTACAGATTACATACAATCCAACATACGATTCAGTAACAGTAGATCAGCTTCTTGATACAGCTAAGCTGTTCAAGTCTGCTATGGAGGTTATGATCGCAACTGAAATGTCAGAAGGTACACTAGAGAACGTTCTAGTTATTTTCGGTCAGCCAGACGATCCAGCTAATAACGCAGCAATCACACAAAATAATACAATTATTTCATCAGGTACAGGGACTTCAGAAAAAAGAACCCTTGGACTTGCAGCAGGAGCTCTTGGTATTGCACCAACAGAGCGTCAGCTAATCGCAGTTGGAGAATCTCCAACTACAACAGGATCTCAGACAGAGCGTGTATATTATGCACGTCGTGTGCTTTCTGTGCAACAGTCACAGTTCACATTGGCAAGATCAGCCCCAACTACATTCCCAGTAACATTCCGTCTTCTTCCAACCGCAATGAGCGGCTACGAAGGACAAGAGTACGGTAAGATTATTGACCGTGTATTGGTTGTATAATTAAGTAATTAATTAGGATGGCCCCCAAGAAATTGGGGGCTTTCTGCTTGTATTAGGAGATTCTATTTAGTATAATGATTATGACTAGATCCTAGGAGGATTAAATTGGCAACAACAGTATATGACGTAGAAGAAGTACAGCTACAAAATGGGCAGACAGCTAAGCTCAAACCGCTATCAATTAAAGAACTTCGTAAGTTCATGACAGCAATCCAGAAGACAGGTGCATCACAAAATGAAGACGAGACACTTACTATCCTTATTGACGCTTGTGCAATTGCACTAGAGCGACAACTACCAGAATTGGTAGCCAATAGAGATGCTTTCGAAGACGCTCTTGATGTTCCAACAATGAACCGCATTCTCGAAGTTTGCGGAGGAATTAAACTTGACGACCCAAACCTACTAGCGGCAGCGGTTCTGGCTGGTCAGAACTAGATTTAGCCGCTTTAGAAGGAGAACTTTTTCTTTTAGGACATTGGAGAAATTACGATGAACTTGAAGAAAATTTATCAATGCCAGAACTTATAACTACTTTCCAGGCTTTGAAGAAAAAGGAACATGACGCAAGAAAGTTCCAGGCATCTTTAAAGGGAGTAGATATAGGTGAGTACGAAGAAGATAAAAAAGGAGGTCCTAGTTTCGAAGACATGCGATTGAAAGCAGCAGGAATAAATGCTGTTAGCAACGATGTGATTTCACTGCAAGGAAATTTCGCAAACCAAGCTGGTTTCGGAATCGGAGCAGGTCTAGGATATTCTAAGGAGTAATTTGAGATAAATGGCTGACGAAACAATCAGTACACGCATAGTCGCTAACGCCGACTTCTCAGCCCTTATTGCCGATGTGCATAAGGTTACAGCAAGCTTATCTAAATTACAAGAGCAATTAGCTAACTCTAACAAGATGTTGGCAAATCAAATTGCCGTAATGAATAGGTCTTTTTCGGACACACTAAGAAGTACTGGTCAATTCTCAACACACTTTGTAAGCCTCCAGTCAGATGTAGAAAAATTTGGTAGAAACCTAGATGGCGGAAAATTAAAGTTAAATCAATACTTTAATACATTTAGAGATCATGCTAGAACATCTGGCGGAGTTATAAGGGACCTCGCAAAACAACAGGTAGCATTGCAAAATGCTGTCCTTCAACCACTAGGCAGAAACTCACAAGGACTCATGCAGTTCAATGTGCATGTTCCAAGAGGTCTTAATGAAATAAAGAATAAGACTGCAATAGCAAGACAAGAATTGCAGATTATGAATAAGGTTATTCAGGACGGCGCTGGACAACTTATTAACTGGGGTAAAAATACTCAGTGGGCTGGTCGTCAGTTAACAGTAGGATTAACCGTACCTCTTGCAGCATTTGGTAAAGCAGCAGCCGATGCATTTAGACAGGCAGATCAAGAACTTGTTCGTCTTACAAAGGTTTACGGAGATGTAGCTGGAACCTCAGCAGAAGAACTAGGCAGAGTTAGAAAAGAAGTTACTCAAACCGCAAAAGACATATCTGCAGCCATGGGTGTTAGCTTTAAAGAAACAATTGGCCTAGCAGCGGATATTGCTGCAACTGGTAAAACAGGAGATGAACTACTAGGTTCAATTAAAGAAACCACCAGACTTGCAGTACTTGGTGAAGTAGATAGACAAGACGCCATGAAGGCTACCCTTGCAATTCAATCAGCATTTAAACAAAATACAGATCAGCTATCTGAATCCATTAACTTCCTTAACGCAGTTGAAAACCAAACTTCTACAAGCCTAAACGATTTAGTAGAAGCAATTCCAAAAGCTGGTCCAGTTATTCAAGGTTTGGGCGGAAGCGTACAAGACCTAGCACTTTATTTAACAGCTATGCGTGAAGGCGGAATTAATGCATCAGAAGGAGCAAACGCTCTAAAGTCCGCACTCGCATCTTTAATTAACCCAACAGATGTTGCGGTAGGAAAGTTTAAAACATTAGGAATAGACTTACTTGGAATAGTAAACAATAATGCTGGAAATCTAACTGGAACTCTTATGGCTCTTCAGGGAGCGTTGGACACATTAGATCCACTAAAGAAACAACAGGCAATTGAGCAGCTATTTGGTAAGTTTCAATTTGCAAGACTTAATGCTTTGTTTGAAAACCTAGGTAGACAAGGAAGTCAGACCCTACAGGTATTAGATTTAATGAAAGCTTCCTCCGAAGATTTGGCGGCAGTAGCTGGTCGAGAATTATCACAAGTAACAGAGTCGGCATCTGGTAAATATCGTAGAGCACTAGAAAGTCTTAAGGCATCTCTTGCAGAAGTAGGAGAGCAGTTCTTAACAATTAATACAGTGCTTATACAGGTTATAGATAAGGTACTGCAATTTGCTAATAATCTTCCTGGCCCAGTTAAACAGGTAATGGCGTTACTTGGCGGAGTAACTGCAGTCATAGGACCATTTATTATGTTAACAGGTGTTCTTGCTAACTTCTTTGGATATATCCTAAAGGGTATATTCCATATGAAAGCATTCTTTAAAGGCGGAGAAGGATGGAAATATTTAACACCAGAAATGCTAGCTGCAGAAAAGGCTGGAAAGTTAGTAGAGCAAACATTCTATAGCGACGCCAAAGCAGCAGCAGTATTGCAACAGGCATTAAGAAACCTAATTGATGAGTTTGCAGTTCTTGAATCAAAGGCTAAGTCTGGTGCAATTGGTGTAAGCCCAGCAGTTTCAACAATGGGCGGAAATTTAATTATGGGAGCAGGCGGAAGAGTTGTAAATCCTAATCACCCATTAGCAGGAGCATACGGATCTAGAGCAAGTACTCATATGGTTGCAAGATCTGGAATGACAGAAGAGCAAAGATTACAACAGACAATGTTTGGTATGGTTCCAGGATCTGGTCCAGTAAATCAAAAGATTGGCCAAAGCCCACAGATTTATATGAACGATCCTCTTCCTAATGTATCTGGTTTGACTAATGTAAATGGAGTGTCAACAGGTGTTGTGGCTGGAGAAGCAGCAAGATGGCATGCAATGATGGGTACACTAGGTATGCAATCAAAGGCTGAGATAGAGCAGTTAAAGAAAACTATAGTTGCAACTGGTACAGTAAATAAAGAATTTATGACACAGTTTGATGACATTCTTCCAATTGTATCTAAGCTAACAGACAATGCTGCTAGAGAATCTGCACTTATTGTTTCAGAACTTCGTGCAGGAAAGATTACTGTTGAAGCAGCAAAAGCAAAAATTATTGCCCTTAACTTAGAAACAGAAAGAATGATCGCTTCTTCTATGCAGGCACAGGCGACCTCTATGGGCAGAACATTTAACCCAACAATGGTTCCAACACTAAATCAACCAGTTGTTGATCCAACTGGTAAGTCTAACATGAGAGAGCTTTTCAAAAAGGGTAAAACAAGAGACTTTATAAATAAGGTAGCTGGAGTATTGGGAGTAAGGACATCTGGCGCAGGATATAATATTGAAACAACAATTCCAAAGAAGATGAACTCTGGCGGATATGTATATACAATGAACGATGGAAATATTGTTCCTGGACCTAATGTAAATGCAGATGTTGTTCCAGCAATGCTCACACCAGGAGAGTTTGTTGTAAATGCAGAGTCAACAAAACAAAACCTTCCATTACTACAAGCTATTAATGGTCAGGGTTCTTCTGGGCCTATGTATAATTTTGGCTCATCATCAGCAATTAAATCAAAATATAGTGGAAGAGAGTTGGCTCATTTAACAGATGCAATAATGTCTTCAGGCATGACAAGTCATGAAAAGGCACAAATTATGAACACTTTTGGGCTTGATCCTTCACAAGTAAATGACTCAAGAACAAAAATTTCTAGTTCATTTTTTGCTGGATACCATAAGTTCTTTAATCAAGGTACTAATAGCGGCAATTTAGATATTGATAAGGCCATAATGTATTTAGAGGGTAAGCCAGTGGCAGATCCAAAATTTGCAAGAGGCATAGTAACACATGATCCAATGATTGCATACGAAGCAATGATGACAGATATGCGTATCCCAATGGATCAAAGAATTGGATTTGCTCAATCTATTGATAAGCAAATAGTAGATAGACTACGTTTAGAAAAAGCAAAAGGCGCAAAATTTTTAGCAGATACTGCAGATGAATCTAAAGGAAAGTTAAGAGCAGCAATAATTGGTGATGAAATTGCAGATGCAGTAGTTAAGTCTGGAAATCCAGAGGCAATTGCTGGACTAAATGCATTAAAAAAACCTGGGGAGGCTAGAGTATATAATCCTAGAAGAGGCACAAGCGACAGATTCTTTCCTCAAAGAACAAATCGTGCAAGCACACTTATAGCATCAATAGTTGCTAAAAGAAAAATGCCTCAAGTCTCTAAAAAAATTCAAGGAATGTTTCCAGGAGTAAGAACTGTACTTGCTGGTGCAGCTAGAAATTTACCTATGTTGCTTCCAGCGGGAAGAGCAGCTTCTGGAGCTTTAGCAAGATTGCCTAAGAGAAATCGGGGCGGAATAATTGGAATGAATTCTGGAGGTATGGTTCCAGGATATAACCGTGGTGGTGGACCAATTACTGCTCTTAGAATGCAGGGAATGTGGCCAGGTCAAGCATCATCTCCATTAAACTATCAAGGCGGAGATTTACTTCCAGGACCAGCCCCAAGAAGAATTATGGGAACTGGAATGATTGGTGGATTAGCTGGATCAATTGGTGGCGGCGCTGTAGGTGGTGCAATTGGTGGACAAGCTGGTTCTCTAATAGGGTCTATCGCTGGAGGATTCCTTCCTCAAATGATTAAGTCCGTGGTTCAGATAATTTCAAAAATGGGAGTTCTTATAAAATCTGCAGGCGGAGTATTGGGCGTTGTAAAGAATATTGGAATGTTCCTTAAGTCATGGTCTATTCCAGGAGCCATACTTACAGTACTTGGATTTATAGTTAAAAAGTTTTTTGATTGGAAGAAAGAAGTTGCAGAAACAAAACGTGAGCAAACAAACCTATTTGGTATTACGGAAAAGAGTGCTAAAGAGGCTGGCATAACTTATGTATCTTTAACAGATAAAATAAAGGCTTTACGTGAAGAGCAAAAGCTAGCAGCAGATAAAGCCAAAGCTTATTTTGAATCATACACTTCTTCTGGAGTTACTGGACTTACTTTAACAATTCAACAGCTAAGAGAACTTAAAGAGCGTGTTAAGACAGACATGCCAGAATTAATAGCTACATTTAACACTATTGACTCTAGCAAGGTAAACGATTTGGCTTCAAACTTAAAAGCTCAAATGGTTGCAAGCGGGCAGAGTGTAGAAGAGGCTACTAATTTAATTTATGCATTAATTGAGGCATCCGATAAGGCGGGCATGGGAGTCTCAGCAATTACAACAAGAGCATTTAACGGAATAACAGACCAAGGCTCGGCAGCTGGGTTTGTTATGGAAAACTTAGCTAAGAATATAAAAGACGTATCAAGCATAGACCCATCAGCATTTGCTTCAAATGTTGATACAGCAATAAGCTCCTTAGAGTCAGCAGTAAAATCTTTAGTAGGAACAAAAGATTCCACAGGGAAAATGATAACTGAATCTCAAGCAGTTGCTATGCAATTTGAAAGAATGACAAAGTCTGGAATAAAGAATAAAGAATTAGGCAAAGAAACACTAGCAGTGCTAAAGGCCCAAAGGCCAGAGTTTGCAAATATTTTAAATAAATCAGAAACAATTGGTGGAATGTATGCTAAGTGGAGACTAGTCCTCCAGGGAGTAAAGATTGATCTTTCTCAGATAAGTTCTGCACAAGCTGAAGCATTAGCAACATTTATGGCAGGGCTAGACACAGCAGCTATTGATGCTCTTTCTTCAAAGGGCACAGTTAAGGGCCTAGAAGAAGCCCGTGCTGTTCTTGGAAAACTACAAACAGATTATGATAAGGCCAACAAGGCTAGCCAGCAAAACAATATTGATGCAGCTGGTTTAAGCAAGAATGCAATAAAAGCAATACAGGCTGAAATAAAAGCAATTAAAGAACGTGCAGATGCCAAGAAAAAAGCCCTCAGAGAGACATTTGATAAAGAGAATGCAGAGCTAGAGCTACAACAGGCTAAGCTTGAATTACAGTCAGCCGTTGCTCGTGGAGATAAAGATGCTGCTGCATCAGCACAAATTAGAATTCAACAGATTCAAAAAGAGGCTGCTCTAAAGAAAGCTGAAAATAACATAGATACGATTGCAGCTAAAGAAGAGGCAAAGCAACAAGCAATGCTAGATAAAGATGCTGCTTATAAAGATAAACTTAATGAAGCAATGCAATCTAATCAAAATAAGGCTACTGGTCTTGGTACAACCATAAAAACAGTTAATGAGCTGGGAGCTAGTATTACTAATGCAGCTAAGCTGCTAGCAATAGCTTCTAATGAAAAGGCCACCGACGCACAAAAATCAGACTTTAAAATAGCTTTTGCTAATGCACTTAATGATATTGCCAAGGCAGCTAAATCTGATCCAAAAGTTTTAGAAGCATATGGACAATTTTTAGATAGAAAAGATACAGGCAAAAAGGATAAAAATAATAATCCTATCTATGAGTACACAAAAGATTCAGAAGGAAACTTTATGCCTGGTAAAGCAAACGAGGAATATCTAAGAAAGACAGGCGGTAGAGGCAAGATACCTGGAGGCCTAGTTCCAGAAGGATCTGCATTAAAAGAAATTAAAGAAGTATCCAAGGGAATGACCGACTTTGCAACCTCCGTTATGGGCGATGGACCATATAATACCTTATCAGCTATTTATAATGTTTTGGCTAAGGGGGGTCCTGGAGGAAAAGCAGTAACTGTTGAAGATCTAACAAAAGCTTTGAATAGCGGAAAGTATGATAAGTATTTAGACACTGGTTCTGCTGCAGAAATGAAGTCTAAGGGATTCTTTAATGCAGATGGAAGTCTTAAAGACAATGCTCGTGAGCTAGCAATAAGATCTCAAGAGTTGCAGGCTGGGCAACAGTTTAATACAAATGGAACTACTTATAATGTAAAAACAGGATTTGATTCTAGATTAAATAATCCTAGGGCAGTAAGAAAAGCAATGGGCGGATATATCAAACGTGCAGTATCTGGAGTATCTGGAATGACTAGCTCTCAACCATACTTAGTTGGAGAGCGTGGCCCAGAATTATTTATTCCTTCATCTGGAGGACAGATAATTCCTAATAATTTAATTGGGCCTAAATATGATATAGGTGCAGGAGTTGTAAGTTCAGTTACCCCAGGCTCAGTAAATAGTTCATATAATAATAATGTTTATAATATTGATATTGATTTAAATGGCACAAACGTAACTACAAATGATATAATTAAAGCATTCAAGGCCGAGCTGGCTTTAATTGGTGCTAAAGAAGGAAGAGTCAGAACCTTTGGGGGTGGTGTTTACTAATGGCAATGTTTTTACCTAGAGGATCTATCCTTTTAATAGAGGCAAAGGATCTTTTGGCAACCCCAGCTGGAACTGTTAAAACATGGAATAAGGTAACTGAGCATAATAGACAAGCATTAGAATTGTCAACAGAAAGAATTGAAAAGATCGTTAGAACATCTAACGGAACGCTAAGAAAAAACCATATTGCTGATAAAAGAAAATTCCAGCTTTCATGGGATATGCTTCCTTCATATAGAGACCTAACCGTAGATGGAGGATGGGGAGCAGAAGACCTTAGATCTTTCTATTATGGAGACGAAGGAAAGCAAAGCTTTAACATAAGGGTAAACCTAGCTAAAACAGGCCTAGATCAGTCTACAGCGGGTTTTGAAGCCTATACAGTAATAATCTCAGCATGTAATTTTTCAGTCGTTAAAAGAGGCTTACAGCCACATTGGAACGTGTCCCTATCACTGGATGAGGTCTAATGATTCCTCTAACCACTACAGCAAAAAATGCCATAGAACAATTCGTATCAACCACGTTTGACCAATACTGTACTATTGAATATAATATGAATTCTTTAGTAGATAATGTTGTGGTAACTGGGGCGGATATTACAAAGACAGATTCTTCTGGAAACTCATATACCCCATTTAAAAAACTATTCCCAATAGATTCTATTGTAAAGCCATTCAGACCATTTGGCGCTGGCATCAAATATGCAATATCTGGAGACATAGCTACTTCATCATATAGAGACCCTAAGACAACAGACTATTCAAAAGACTTCAGGATATATTATCCAGGAGCAGACACCTACTATAAGTACTATGTATCTGGACTAGGAGTAGGGCTTGACGTTACGATCACTTATCCTAAAACTATTTTAACTAACAAAATTGTTGCAAGATTTGAATTATCTCACTCAACTCCTTCCACATGGACAATATATGGAAATGGATCACAGTTGGCTACTGGGTCAAGCTCAAGCATAGTTCCATTTACAACAGGCGGTAGTAAAAACTATAATGCTGGCACAGTAACAATTTATTATAATGGATCTTCATGGTCAACCTCAGAGCCATCTTCAGTTGCAGCCCCAGTTAGTTTAACTAGTACAAGAATTACAACAACTGGTGTTTCTGGCAAGTACACTGGTCTAATCGAGCTATCCCCAAGATGGTATATAGACGTATCTGATCGAATAGTTAATTTCTCAGTTGCAAAAGAGTCTTCTACTAGTACAGAGGACCTTCTACCCGTTGGAAGAATTTCTGCAAACTCTATATCAATGTCAATGGTTTCTTATGAAACAGATAGATCTGTTATGGCATTTGATAAGACTCAGGCATTTAATGCAAGCAAAGTTTATCTTTATAAAAAAGCTCAAATTAATCCATACATTAAGTTGTATAACTCTGGCGGCTCAAAGTCTGATTCTAAGGGAGCATATGATCTATTAGACCAAGGAACATTCTTTTTAGATACATGGTCGATATCAGAGTACGGAGACGTATCTATTGTTGCACTTGATGGGGCAAAGGTACTACAAGAAATTTTTAGCCCAGGAATTCTATGCGAAGGTTATTCAGCAACAGCAATTATCAGAAGGTTGCTAGACGGAGTTGGGTTTACTAATTATAAAATCTATAGCAAAGAATCATCTGAGCCAGATAAGTCTATTTTCTCACCACAATATTGGTGGACAGAAAATAACAAGACCGTGTGGGAAGCACTTCAGGAGATATGTAGAGACTCTCAAATGACAGCAGTATTCTCATATAATAACGTTTTAAACTTCTATACAAGAGAGTATCTATTTGATAACTCAACAACATCTAAGTGGGACTTTAGAAGCGAAACTTCTGGAGCAAACTTATCTAATATTATTTCATTATCAAAAGATGAACTACCTTCTGCAAATCAAGTAAAGGTATTTTGGAATAGCGTTTCCACATCTAGCTATGACCAAAGCTCTGGAGACCTATGGAGATCAGACCCATACTTCCTCGGAGCATTTGCGTTAGATAGAGATCTTCCAACATCTTCTGTTGCAGGCACATATATATATATGAGCCCATCTGTTTTAAATGTAGAAGAGTTAGGAACCACACTATACTCATATAGTGGATATTTAGTAATTGATGCCGAAATTATAGAATACGATGCGATTCAATTTCAATACCTAGATGCAACAAATACTTGGCAGTATGTTGATATTAAAGCACAGGGCGATGAAATGAAATATCGTGGCCTAGCAATATCTGGATCAGAAAACTTTAAGCCTAGCGGTAAATATAAAATTAAACAAAGAGGCGCATTTGGAACAAAAGTTGTAAACCACTATGCAACGGCAGAGAGTATAGTTAACTCCTGGAATGAATGGAAGGTGACCTGGATACCATGAGCCCAATAGCACCAGATTGGTTTATGTGGGATGGAACTTATTCCACTCCAACAGCAGTCAACCCAGCAAATTTAGAAATTCCATGGTTGAATGTTTCTACTACATCTGAAACAGAAGCAGTGTGGCTTGTATTGCCACCAGATGTTTCTCCAGGTTCCTACACAGGAGCGGTTGCAGACATGACAACACTATTATCCTTACCTCAATATATTCAAGCAGCTAGTGCTTCATATACACTTTTCCCCTTTACAGATAATATGAATTTAGGAACAATTACTGGATTAACTCCAGGAAAAACTTATACCTTAAGAATAAGAGCACACTCATCTGCAAACGGAGGAGGAACCTATGGGGAATATAAGTATTTTCCATTTACAATGCCAAAGGCAGCAAATGTAGCATCTGTATCAGATGGCTCTAATCCAACTAATTCTCCAGATCTTGGAAACTCTGGAACCTCAGTTCCAACAGGAAGCTCATTTGCAGCATCTGGAGTTAGAACAGTATCTAGGTCATTACTTTCAGTTAGCAATTTAGATAAAGATAAAAGCGCTATATCTTTAATTGAAAAAACTGTTACATTACCTACAACATACTCACACTATTCTTTTGGCGGAGCATTCTTTTTTGACAGCGTCACAAAAGCACCAGTATCTGCTGGAGGACTAGGATTCTTTACAAGCAACCAAGGTAAAACAGGATACTTTGTAGAAATTAAAACAGACTCCTCATTTGGTGATACAAAAGACCAAGCAGTTAAAATTTTTAAATGTGTAGACGGAAATCGAAAAAAGCTAGTTGATAGTCAAGAAGGTAAGGCTGGAAAGCTATACGGCGGAGTTATTCAGTCATCATCATATAAGCTAGATATAAAGGTTAAGCGGTCTTCTACTCAGACAATCATAGATGTATATATTAATGGATTTAAGATATCTGCTATAGACGAATACTCTACAAACGTAAAGGATGGACCACTTGAAAAGGCTATTCCAGTTACAGCAGGAATGTCTCTATTTTGCTCACTAACAAAAATAAGCTTTGACTACATATATGCTATTCCGCTAGAAGAGTCTCAATATAATGAATTTTTAGTATCAGATATATACAGTGGACACTATGGATCTAAAACCCTAAGTTTTGCCTACGGAGAAAAATTAATTAATAGCTCTGGGACTCCAGCTATAAAAAATGCCTACATAGAAGAATTTGGTACAGTTGCTAGAGAACTAAGACGTGTTAAGGTTAATTATGCACAAACTGCTGGTATACCAAAATATGCTACAGTTGGTGTAAATAAGTTTGCTGAGGTTTTAGGATCAAGACTAACAAATCACGGAGCAGAAATATTTGTAGTAAATAATGCGGGTACCTTTATACCACTGCAGTCTGGCGCACACAGCTTCTACGTTATAGGAGATTTTGTAAGCATAACTGGACAGCACGAATATACAGAGACTACAACAAATGAATTTACTAACCTTGAGCCAGCATCTTTTGAGTCCACATGGATTCAAAACGAAGGTGATGCAAAATCATTATTTACATGGATAAAAAATCAATGGTCAAAGCAGCAACTATCTATCTCTATGGAGGTATTTGGAAATCCCGTGCTAGAGCCTGGAGATGTCATTACTATTAACTACCCTAAGAATAACCTAGACGGAACTCAGAAATTTGTTATTACAAATGTTGATAATTCTTTTGAAGGGGGGTTATCTACTACCATTTCAGCTAGATCTATTTATAGTTAACTAAATGGTATAATAAAAAAATGGCAACTACACCTAAAAAACCTAGAGTCTCTAAAACGGGTATTACCTCTGGAGGAAGAATTGGATACTATTCTACTTCAAAGGAAGCCTCTGATCTAGACCCATCCATAGGTCGTGAACTTGCTGGTAACTCTTTAACTGCATTGTATTTGTCTCCAGTATATCTAGAAGATGAAGAAGTTGGCCTAGATGATTTTTTTCAATTTACGGTAACAGATAACGATTCCGTAACAGATGATGATAATAGCACAACTCCAAAGTCTAAACGTGTGCCACAACTTTCAGACATCTCTATTGTTTCAAATCAAGTTGTATATAGCGCATCTGGTGTCCCAACAGCAACAGTTGTTGTAAAGATTAAAAACTCAAGCGGAGTTGAGCTAAAAGGAATGAATGCGAGGATAACCCTATCATGATAACAAAATTTGGCAAGAGATTCCTTGTTTCTTATTTGGCGGGAAACACTGATTTTACAAGTAAAGAGTTAGCGTTAGGAATTGGAAATACAACTCCAAATTCAAAGGGCAACGATACAAAGCTGGCATTTGAATTCTATAGAGTTCCAATAACTTTAGGCAGCATAGATATCTCTCAAACAGGAACAGACGTAGATGGAGATCCAGTATTTTCATATGTAGCTATTTTTCAAGGGACTATTCCTCAAGATGTCTCTGGGGTTATATCAGAAATTGGTCTGTATCCTTCAGGCAGAGCATCACAGGTTAAATACGACAGCAAGTTTATAACATCTTTTGAAAACAATATATTGTGGAAAGATTCAAACGGATACAATCCTGGACTTAGAGTAAACTCAGATACATTTACATCAAAGATTGGCGAGAATATGGTTTTCTTCCAAGCACCTGCTTCAACTTCAAAAGAGTATCTTGTAGCCCTAGATAACTTTGACTTGTCTGGATATAGCATAAAAGACAGCATATCTTTAGCATATAGAAAAGAAGACAACAATGTTTCTAAGATAAGAGTAAAGTTTTATAGTTCAAATACACAGTATTGTTATGTAGATTTCACACCAGAAGCTATGGGCTCTACTCCAGACAAAATTCAATCTATAACATTAGATTCTTTATTTTCAAATACTTCAACAACCCCACCAGACTTTTCAATTCTTACAAAGCTTGGCATAGAGATAACCGCAAATTCAGGTGGAACTACTACTGTATACTTTGATGGTCTAAGAATAAATGATGAAGATACATTTGATCCAGCATACGGATTAATAAGTAGATCGGTTTTAACTGGAGGAAACATTATTACTAAAACTTCTGGCAGACAGGTCGATATAGAATATAAGATGCAGTTAGGTTTCTAATGGCAGATATAGTTAAAGACACAGGATCCTCTAATCCAGCAGATATTCAAGTTATTCAGCAACCAGATTCTAATAAAGATTATTTTAATTTCAAAGCAGCAAATTTAAGGATCGATACACCGCACTATATTACATTTCAGTGGGTTTATGCTGATGGCACTACAAGTGATTTTTCTCCAAAGTATAGATTTACTACTGCAGATATTCCCACCCTTGCACCACCTAAATTTTTAAATACTGACCTTACTTATTTTAATGGAATATTAAATATTACATGGAATGGTCTAGACGCAGCAGGACAGACGTATACAAAAGCATTTGATAGAATAAACGTATATGTAAAAGATGAAACTGTTATTGGCTCTCCGTATAGAGTAGTTGGGTCATTGAGATCTGCTGGAACAATAAGAGTTGCAGTTCCACCAAGAGCTCATAGTGTTAAATTGACGGTGGTTGCAGTAGATGGCACAGAATCAGATTTCAGTACATCTCAGTTTGAAACACCTAAGCTTGTTCCAAATACGCTTCCGACTGGACTAGCTCCAGTATGGGTTGGTACAGATTTTAAACTACCATTTGTGCATAACCCAGCAGAAGAGTTTTTTGGATATTATAAAGTAACACTAACTGCTGGCGGAGTTTCAAAAGTTTATGATTTAGCAGCAGTTCCAGGAACTACAGCCCAGTCATTTGCATTAAGCCTTTCGCAGAACAGAGCATCTTTTGGTGTATTACAAACATCCTTTAGCGGATCTATTAAAATAGTAAATATTTATGGTAATGAAAGCGCAGAGGTTCCTTTTTCGGCAACAGCTTATGTTAATAATCTTCCTTCTGCAACAATTACAGCCACCCCAATTAGCAATGGTTATAGTGTTACGTATACTACTCCAACTAGCGCAACGTTTGATAAGATAGAAATAGAAGAAATTGAGTCATCAGCTACAACTGCACCAACGACTGGTTTTACAAAAGTTTTTTCTGGATCTACAAATCCAGCAGTAGTGATTGTCCCAAATACAAATAAAAGATGGGTACGTGCAAGATTCTCTGACACCCTAGGATCTTTTGCGTCATACGGTTCTGCTGTACAAGTTGAGCCAACAAGTCCTGTTGTCGCAGATAATGTTGGACCAGCAGATGTTTCGTCTGTATCTATTTCAAGCGGCATAGATACTAGTGGATATCTAGGTTTTAATGCATACGCAGATATTTCTTGGCCAGCAGTGACTGGCGGCGGAATTCGTGGCTATAGAATTAGATTTAGTAATGATAACAATACAACATTTTCTTATGTTGACTCTCCAGGATCTGGTACAACCTACAGGCTTGGCGGATTAGCAATTGGTGCAACATATAAGATTGCAGTTGCAACCTATGACGAATACAATAATACTTCTACATCATATGTTGCTGGGCCAGATGTAACAGTTGCTGGAACACCATCTGTATCCAATTATATTTCTGGAGGTCCATTCCAGTTCGGTGTTGGTGTAGGTAGTGTTGCTACAAATAAAGGTTTATATTTTGATACAAGCAACTATTGGTATATAAATGCTTCAAACAGTGCACGTTTAAAGGTTGGTGGAAGCACAAGTAACTACTTAGAATGGAACGGCACCACTTTTGCAGTTGATGGAAATATTACAGCAAGGCAGGGTACATTTAGTGGAAATGTTTCTATAGCTTCTGGCGGATCATTATATTCTGGAACCCTTACACCTCAAGGCGCATTAAGCGGAGCAGGATATATATTAAATAATTTAGGGCTCACATTTAATTCATCAACAACAAATGGAATAACAACCATTGATGGATCTACTGGTCTTTTTACAACAGCGAGTGCAAATATAGGTGGGTGGAATGTTGCGTCAAGTGCAATATCAAAAACATCAAATAGCGGAACAGTTACCTTAGATTCATCTAATGCTCAAATTAGACTTTCAAGTACATCCTATACTGCTGGAATTGCCACACCAAATACAAACTCTGCGACAGACATAGTATTTTGGTCTGGCGGAGCAAGAGATACTAATGCTAACTTTTATGTAAGGGCAGACGGAACTGTTGTAATGAAGTCAGCCATAATTACTGGATATGCTTCTGCAAATGACGTCGCTGGACTTGCTAAAACAGATATGAGCAACGTAACAACTATTGATGGCGGCAAGATAACTACAGGTATTATTAGAAATAGTACTCAGGCTGGTCCATCAGATGGGTCTGATTATTCTACATCTGGTATGGCTATTAATTTAAATAATGGAACAATAACAGCTAAGCAATTTAGAGTTGATGCAACTGGAAATGCTTTCTTCCTAGGAACATTATCTTCAGGAATTTCTTTATCTGCTCCATCTATTACAGGTGGCTCAATAATTGGAGCATCAGTTACGGTTACTGATCAAATTATATCTAGCGGTCTTCGGTATGCAGATGACAGCGGATTAACAGAAGGAAATGATACAAATGAGTCGGGTGGAAGCGGCACGGCTGGAGGCGGAACAGTAAGTCCAACATTAACCCTATCAAATGGTAAAATTTCATCAAGTAACGTATTAAGACTAGACGGAATAAGCTATACAGAAATTTTTGCTGGCGGATCACAATCAGCCATGTTCGGATCAGATAAATCCTCTATGGTATTTACAACTGGTTTATATCTAGGAGATCCAAATAAATCTTCTTCTTCAAGCGTCCAGTCCTTGACTAATCGTGCTCCATGGATTACAATTGATGGAACCCTAAGACTAAGAAGAGGCGCTCCACTACTGTATCCAGGCGGTACAACTGGAGCCTATGTTAGAAATATTTATATTAAACAAACAACATCATCACCATCTTCCACAACGGGACATGTTGGAGACATTTTTATTACATACTAGGAATATAAATGCCAATATACGCTAAAGTAGGATCAAGCAGCTGGTCAACAAATGCCAAAAAGGTATGGGTTAAGGCAACTGATGGATGGAAGTCTGGCACAAAGTTGTTTGCAAAAACAATTGCTGGGTGGGTTCAGATGTGGCCTGGAGATGCTCCAGCATCAAGCCTCACAGACCCAATTAATATAAGACTTACTTCCTATAGCGGATCCGTTGCAACAAGTCCTCAGTATATAAATACTGTTTTGTATGGTAATGATGGAACTATTACTGGTGCACAGCCAATAACTGTAACAAATAGAAGGATGTATATATCAGAAGACAATAGTGGAAATACTACAAGATACCAATTAGAAACAACAGATATATTTAATTTAACAAGTAACGCTGAAGCCAATATTGGATATAAAAGATTTTATGCAGATGGATGGTGGCTTTTCTATCAACTAACAGCTTCAAACTCTTCGGGATCATCTGTCCTATATTCTCCAGCAATTAAAATTATTAAAAGAATACCAATTGTAAATTCATCTACTCTCTCAGAAGACTATAGTACTGAAAGCGCACCAGCATTTGTCTTGCAGGCTTCTATAAGCGATTTATGGTATCAGTCTGTAGATACATCCAGGTCATATGTTAGATGGTGGAGAAATACATCTAAGTCTCCTGGAGGCACTGTAATTAAAACAACATACTTGGATAGTTTTATTTTTCCAAGCTCTGCCACAGATACAAGAAGCGGAGACTACGAAGATTATAATGGAACTGGAACCAACATAAGTATATATGATGAACATACAGAAATGGGAGGAGTTTCAGCTGGAAATTACATAATTGCCGAGATGGTACTTATTAACTCATACACTGATCATAATTCTTCACCAGTAAGCAGTTTTAAAACAACTGGAGACAATCCAGTAATAACATCTGTTTCAATTCAAGATGAACGTGGTCAGACCGTAGTAGATAACAGCCTATTGCCAGACCAGTATGGTAGTGCTGCTAGCCCAAGCTATATATTCTCTGGGCCAAGAATAATATCAGATGGATTTTTAAATTTTTATCTTACAGTGACAGGTGCCACAGCAAATACAGTTTATAGGCTAGAGCCTAGGATATATAATTGGCTAAATGGTACATATCTTAGGTCAGATACTGGGGCAGCGATTACCACTGACCCTTTCCCACTTAATTTAGATACCCCATATTCAGTAACTTTAAATGGGGATATTGCAACCGTAAGGTATAGAACTTTTATAAATGCAGATGCGTTTGCTTCTGGACCTACATATGACGGCGGTAAAGCAAGATACCAATATGAGTTTAGACTAAGTACGGCTAAAACATCTGGAGGCACCAGAGTCTATTACACTGGCATTGCAGACCTTGGACTTGAAAGCGTGTACGTGGCTGGTATTGACGGAGGCGGAATAGAAGTTGCTCCATCAACTGTCCCTACATTAAATGCAACCCCCACAACTGGAGCATCTCCATT